TCGTATGTTGGTTTTGTATTTGTAATCAACGCATATCTTACTAATATTCCACCAAATGCAAAGGATATTATATCAATTACATCTTCATTTGTCATAGCTGTTTTGTTAACTTGAATTTTCACTCTAAGTAATGTTCTATATAAATCATCACCGATTGGTTGAGAAGTTCCACCAAGCTTGACAAAGTTTCCACCTACGTCTGTATCTGATAATTTTCCAAATCCTTGTGCAGTATCATCATCTATAAAACCAAATGCTCCGATTAAATCAACTGGAGCTACTGGTCTTGGAAGCCCAACTATTTCACCGATACCATCTAACTGCACACCTTGAGCTGTGTCGAGATATCTGTCTGATAATAAATCATCTAATGAAAGTGATATATCTTCGAAGTCTGATAAATGGGCCGATAGCAATCCTCGAAGATTCTCACTATCTTTAAACTGTGAAGCTAATCTGTTGAGGTATGTTTCTATCATGATACTATCATCTCTACTCTAGTTGTATCGTATTTAGATATCTCTTCTAATCCGATAGCTAAGTTTGCAGTTCCAGTTGGACTTGCTGACAATCCGATTCTTAAATCAATAGATGTAATTCCTGGAACAGTATTTATCGCTGTATAGAATTGACTTAAGATAACATCATCACTGATTCCAAAATTACTATTTCCATAGTTTGCTATTGCTTCTTGAACATCTGCATCACCACTTATTGGATATATTGCTGGATCTGTTACAATAGTAACTTTGAAATAAATATCAATCTCTGCAGGTCTACTATATTTAATGTCTTGAGTAAATCCCTGAGAGTCTATTATAACTTCTGTTGAAGCTCCGAATGAAGCTATTCCTTGAGGAGTATTTAACCATATTGTATTTGCTATCTCTTCGACATCTCCACCTTCCACAACTGTTAAAAATTGATGAGGTGGAATTCCATCAACTGTTCCATCTGTTCCATTTGATATAACTAGTGCATCTGTAACATTATCAAGATTTAAAATCTGACCGAATAGACTATCCACTAAGTTTTGACCTAGTGCTTGAGTCGATAAAATTCTTCTCTCTCTAAGCTCTGCATCTGTCTCTTCGTTTTGACCGAGTACTGCATCGTTAGAATTATTCGCAGTGGCCCATCCGAATATTGGAGTGTCTATGACTGTAAGTGTTCCTGCAGTCGCTGCTATCTCTCCATCGTTTACAGACTCGAAAGCTATCGAAACTGTTCCACCGACTATTGTTCCTGCTGCAATACTTACAAACTGTTCTTTTGTGTCTGATGTTGATACAATGGATCCTATTGGTATTACTGTTCCATTTGTTCCGGTACATGTAATCGTCACTGTTGATTTTGTAGCTTCTTGTCTCACAATACCATTAAGTGTGACAACGTTTGATAATTGTACACCTTGTGCAGTTGAAGGATAGAATGCATTATAAACGAATTCAGATTGTTCCCATAGGTCTGCTTCACGTTCTGAATGAATACCTATTATCTGACCGAACACACTCTGTGGTGATACATCGATGTTATCTCCAAATATAAGCTTATATTTTTCTTCTAGTTCAGTTACAATGTCTGCTAATCTTTTTCTATTAAACCCATCAGGTGATAATCCAAAAGCCATTTTAAACCTCTATTATTATTTGTTCGGATATTACTATTCCGTTATCTTGCTTGACTGTGAAATCAACTTGTAGTTTTCTCTCATCATTAAAAGGTGTTAAAGCTAAAGTGATAATTTCTTGCACACCATTTGTGTCTAGTATCTCTTTTGAGTATAGACTATATATGGTTCCGATACTCGTTAACCTTTCAAATATGACTGTTGGATATGGAAGGCCCACGAATGTATTAAGGAACCATTCTGCTAGGATGAATTGTAATCTAATCTTAAGAGATTGAACAATAAAATTTTCTTCATTAGTCAATGTTAAATCTGAATTAGTAACAAAGATATCATGAGTAGCACCTAGTCCTATATCCATTTCTCTTCCTTTAAGTATTCAGTATTATATCATATTTCAGTTAAGCAAGAGGCGAAGTATTACTACTTCCTGCTTGAACTCCACCGTGAACATGATTCTTAACTTCCGTTGCTCCAATCTTGAGACTAGTTGCTGCAGTAATGTTTGGAGCTGTAATCGTTCCTAATACATCAAGGTTACCTGTTACTGTTGTTTTTGTTGCTGTGATCACAACTTCTCCTGATGGTTTAATTATTACCTTTGTGTCGTTTGCTGTATTTCTTATCTCCATGTTCGTTGGATCAAAGTCTGCAAGTACTTCCTGCTGTGAATAAAGAACTGGTACTGCATACGCATCTGATAGGTCAAACTTGCGAGTGTCGTTCGGTGACTGTATTCCACCTTGACTTAGCCAGTTGTCTATTGAACGTTCAATAAAAAATAATGATACCTCATCTCCTGCAACAAGTGGGAATGTTATCGTGAAAGCTTTTGACTTCATAAATCTAACCGGAACATTTGGAAGCACTGGGAGATTTATTAACTTGTCTCCTACCTTCCTTTGTAATAGAGGTTGAATATATGCGAGTTGTGTCGCTGCATCAAAGCTGACTATTTGTCCTGGTAGCATTGTATGGACTTCTTTTAGTTGTGTTTGTATCCCAGTGCTTATTGCACTCTCGAGACTTGATTTTCTATCTCCGTTCATTAGAAGTTCCTTGCATCTATTTGTGTGAACCAGTCATTATCTCTGGTGTCACCTGTATGTGTTATTTTATCAGCTCTATACACACCTTCACCTAGTGTCGGTGGAACTTTACGGAATATAAGATTCCCTATATTAATTTTTGAACTAATAGACTTTATCTCGACTCTTCTTCCTAGCTTTAGAAATGGTATCATTAATGATTTCACTTGAACACCGACTTCTGTCAACTCTGGACTTCCTATCATTCCATTAGCTTGAGAGATTGTTACTGTCGGCTCATCATTTAATGGCTTACCTTTTGTTGTTGTTTCAAGAACATCATTGTTGATTGAATAATCAAAGCCACAGTTTTGTGCTAGTTTATCTAACCAATCTTTAACATTTCCAGATAGTACAATTTCTCTAAGCAGTGAACGTTTTCCAGTGAGACAATCTTTTAAACCTTCTGTCACACCTTTTGTGACACCATCCATTTGTCCTACTAATTCATCGAGTAAACTTTCAGTAGTTGCTCCTGCAGGAAGTGTTTTGTTTATTGTAGAGTGGTTGATTGTTTTTATGCTGTCTCCACAGAAAAGAGTTGTTATCCAGTCTGGTCCTACTTTTTCATGTGTTACATTCACTATGTTTCCACTAAATATTAAGGGCACGTTATCTTGGTACCCTGCATATAAATATATCTTTGTGAACTCTTCTTGTATTAGATTCCTATTTGACTTCTTAATATTGTATATTTTAATATTAGCCATGTTCGGATATCCAACTAGAGAAAGTTCAACAGTAAAAGAGAATCTTAAATCGCTTACTTCAAGTCCACCTTCTCCTGGTTCTCCTACAAGAAGTTTTGCTTCTCTTAAAAAAAAGTTAGCCATTGTTTTTCTCTATCACTTCTAATTCGAACTCATTAAGATTGTTTCGCGATGGATCATTTAATCTTTCACTTCTTAAGTCGAATGGAATATCTGGATGTGCTGCAAGTAGATTCTCTCTTGTGAGAAGTTTTACACCGTATATAAAAGGTGTACCTGTTATGTTTACTATATCGAGTGTCCAGAATCCTCTTGTGTTCCATTTCTGTTTAAATTTATAAATCTCACCATTGATATTGAATTGGAAGCTCTCCGATGGACTGATTGTAAGTGGAGTATCATTGTTTGATTCCTCCATCTATATTTGTTAATGCTTTATCTGCAGTATCTTGATTGTCGAATTGCTCTGCTGATATTGCTTGAGTACCTACGAATATAATCTCTGTCATCCCTGCAGTAAATGTCAGGGCATTAGATGTATCTTTATCTTGACTTGTTGAAAGTGATTCAATGACTATATTCTCGTACTCTTTTAAATTTGTAATCAATGTGAATGGTATTCTCTCTGCTTGAAGTTCTAGTAATGATTCCCATGCATCTTTTGATGGAGTACTCTCTTTTGTGAATGCATCTCCAGAGGCTATTTGTCCTAGAGCAGTAAGTCCACCTAGTATTGATACTTTTGTATCAGATACGATTCCGGTCATACTAAACGTCATAGGATTAATAATAATATGATCATTAACATCTGCACCGTTTTCTACTGGATTTGATGTAATAGTAGCACTAGCTTGTGCTGATTCATTTACAATTACATCTAGTTCTATCTCTCCGATAAAATTTCCTTTTCTGAATATTAATTGTGCGATACCCATTAGAATGCCACCTCTGTCCCTAGATTTTGTTCTGTTGATTGTAGCTCGGTTCCTAGTGCTTGACTCACAGCTTGTTTAACTGCTTCTACATCTCCACCGTTAATGTTGACCGTGACTTTGTTGTTATTTGTAGAACTATTCGACACGGACCCAACTGCACCACCTGAGAAGGCATTCAATGCTCCGGTTGTTTGTGCTTGTTGAATGGTTCCTATATCTACACCTGGTAAATTATTTAATAAGCCTATAGCTTCGTTCAGTGGCGATATCATAAAATTGTATATAGTAGTACCAATATCTTCAATTAACATCATCAACCCATCAAGTGCTGCTTCTCCTTGAGTGAATATAAGATTCCATCCTTCTCCTACCATTGCTAAAACTTCCACTAAGCTTTCGAGTGCTATTCTGAAATTGTCTGACCTCTTAGCTAATGCTCCGAGTTGACTATCGGCTCCGTTTGCAAAAGCCACCAAGTCTTCAATCAATAAGAATATAGCTGCACCTGCAGCGAGTATCAGTGCTGGGATTAATAAGATTCTAATATTTAAAGCTAAGAGTGCTGCAGAGACTACTCCTATTGCGTTGGCCCATCCACCGAATGACTGAGCCACTGCATCCACAACATTAACCACTCTTCTTACAATATTAAAAATCACAGTTATTGTTTTGGTTAATTTTTCAAAGAATGAATTTAAGTTTTGCTTGAGTATTTCTTTGTTCGCTTTAAACCATGATACGAATGCTTGTATCATTGGAGTGATTTGTTTCATTAGCTTTGTACCAATAGCAGAGCTTACACCTTTTACAACCGTTCCAATTCTCAACATCTCATCATTGAAGTTTGCTGCAGACTGAGTGGCATCCTTATCTAATATGAAGCCTAGTTCTTGAACTTCTTTTCTTTGTGCTAGGATGGCTTCTCTACCTTGCTCGAGTGATAAAAGTAAAGAGGAATCAATTCCTAGTTTATTTAACAGTTCTAATTTTTGTGATTGTGAGCTTAGTTGTGAAATAGCATCTGCTACGTCTAGCATTAAATCGTCAGTTTGTTTAATTTGGCCATTTGCATCTGTCGCACTTATTCCAAGTAGACCGAATGCTTCAACTCCAGCACCTAGACCTCTTGCTGCTTCACTTGCTGTTCTTGAGAGATTCTCGAGTGATGAATTCATTCCATTAATGGATCCACCGTTAAGCTGTGCAACATATCCAAGTTCATTTATTGATTGTGCTGTTAAGCCTATCTTTTGTGCTAGTTTTCCTATTTCATCATTCTGTTCTGCTATTTTAGAAGTGAAGGCGAAGACTGCTGCTCCTGCTGTTGCTGCTCCTGCTGCCACAACTGCTATTGCTTTTCCTGCGTTTTGCATTCCTTTGTCAAACTCTTTTAATGCTTTGTCATCAAAGTCGAATGAGAGCTTTGCAACTAAACTATCTATAACAGCCATAGGAATCCTTTTTCATTATTATATCATTTTTTCTCAGCTTCTTTTCTAGCTATGTATTCAGCTTCTAGCTTGAGATTTAATACTTCATGAAAATCATGTAAGTCACTAAGAGAGTATACGGTCCTAAGTTCATTCAGTGTACAGAGTTTTTCTATAATCGGTCTGTACACAAATAAATCAATATTTAACTCTCTAGGTTCTGATTTACTTCTTGGAAGATTGAACTTAGGCCTAACTTTCCCAGCACATCACTAAAGTTTGTTTGAATGATAAACATTGCGACTAGCCACATGTCTCCAGTCTTTCCTGCGAAGTAACTATTAAATTCTATTGGAGTGTCAATTGCTACACCATCTTTCACTTTAGAATAGAATACACCCTTCTCGAATAGCTTCGTGATTAATGAAACTACATTATGATCATCTATGTTGTCAGTAAGTTTTGCAATTGCTCTACTAATACTATCTTTATCAGCTCCCCCTGCTAGCTCACTAAATGAACCACCCAATAATTTAACCAGCTTTGCCTGTACACTTAATGCTGTTAATGCATCCATTGTTGTAACCTTATAAGTTACTCCGTTTATCTCTTTTGATTCTTGCTTCATCTTTCGTCCTTTTTGAATAGATTAATGTCGACACACTCCAAGGGACGAACTTAAAAAGTGTGCCTACATTAACCTACAAAGAGCCGAAGCTCTAGGATGTAGTTTCTAAACGATTACGAATGTTCCAAAGTCTACTCTGAAAGTGAACTCTACTGCATTTGCATTTTGACCACGAACAAGGTCTGGAGCTTTTTGTATCCACGAATTGTTCCCTACGAATGTTTCACCAGTTTCTTTATTGATAACTGTTAAAGGTTGAACATTTGCTCCAGTCTCACGATCCACATTATATAGGGCCATAAGTTCTTTATAGCTTTGTGAAGTTTGAAGCAATTTAACTGTAACAGTTGCACGGTTGTCGTTTGTCTGTGTACGAGTTACATCACCCTTTGCTCCTGCTACGTCTGTGAATTGCTCAGTGTCAAATACAATATTAACAACATCGTCACCTTCAGCGAAGCCTTGCACTTCAAGAATACCAAAGATAACGTTTACATTTGTGAATGAATAATTTCCGAATGCCATTTTTTAATCCTTTATTAAATTGATACTATACCACGAACTACAACCGTGTTAATTCCACCAGTAAGCTCTGCTGTGAATTTTCCATCTGGAAGTTTGCGATCATCTCTATCTGTTTGGTCTACTTCAGCACGTTTAGGGAATGATGTCACAACTGTTCCATCTACTAAAATGCCTTGATTAACACCGTATGTTTGTAAAAGATTTTTTAATCTTGTATCAACGATACTAATTCCACCATCTGTGAAAGCGATTATATCTTTTTCTAATAAAAGAGACATTAATCCCTCTTCTACTCTTGCTTGTAAAAAGTCAATATTGATAATGATATCTATGTACTCACCTTCTTTGTCGATGTTCTTACCACCACCCATTGTTCCAAAGTACATGAAGTCTGCACCTAGTGTCTGAGTGTAAACGTTTGCATTAACATCTAATGCTGCATCTATTTGTGTTTCACTTAAATTAGAAGCTTCTATATTTTGTGTTGCACCTTCAGCGATACCTGCAAGAGTTTTAAATGACCAGTTTGTTGAGCCTACATCTTTTGGTAACTGTTGGCCCATCCATGACCATGAAGGATAAACGTTTTCATTGTCATGATAAACATAACCAGTTCTTTTGTAATTTGCATTTTTAATGTAGTAAGCGAATGAAGCTGTTGAACCAAGCACCAAAGTATTAGCATCGTTTGTGTCTAGGATCATAACATTTCTATTAGATTCTATCGCATCTGCTAAGTCTTTTGTGAATTGAATATCTCTTAATGGTTTAGTTACACCTAGTGCATACCATGAGTTATTTGCATTCTTAATCGCTGTTAGCATATCAGCTGCAGTCTCTGCGATTTGACCTTGAGACAATAGTGAACCACTTGGATTTGTTGGCGATTGAATAATATCTCCATCTAAGAAACCAGCTCCACTTATATCTGTTCCTGCTGGAACTGCAACCGTAGATAGTAATGTCATTGTTGAAGCTACACCTGTTGTGTCACTTGTAAATACAAATCTATTAATAACGTATTCAACACTTAGACCTGCTGTTCCTAATGTTAGTACAGTAGCAACATCATCTAAACTTGTAACTGACGAGAAATTTAAACCAGCAACATCTGTCACAACTCCATCAACTGTAACTGAATACTCACCATCTATAATAAGCTTCCATGCTTCAACATCTGTTAATGGAATCTCTCCTGCTTCTAGCACTGCTGCAATCGGAACATCAACATAGCGACCTATCAGAAGTTCTTCTGGTTGGTTCTCGTTAAACGGATCTTGATTGAAATATGCATCTGCTGCTTTATACTCTTCTGTTGTATCAGCGAACAGTAATTCAACACCTGCTAGTGTAGTAAAACGTTTTACACGTTGTGCAGTCGTAATAACTGAACTATTTGAAACCATTAG